CACCACAGCGACACAGACATTAACCAATAAGACAATTAGTGGCTCTTCAAATACACTTTCGAATATTGGTAATTCATCATTAACAAATAGCAGCGTTACAATTGGTAGCACATCCGTATCTCTGGGTGGCACCGCAACAACACTTGCAGGTCTTTCTTCTGTTACATCAACAAGTTTTGTTGGTGCTTTAACTGGTAATGCATCTACTGTAACGAATGGTGTTTATACAACAGACACTGGCACAGTTACAAATACGATGCTTGCTGGCTCTATTGCTAACGCCAAGCTAACAAATAGCAGCATCACAGTAAACGGTTCTGCAATTTCTCTTGGCGGTTCAGCTACAATCAAAGCATCAACAACGAATGCTCTTACAATCGGCACTGGTCTATCTGGCACCAGCTTCGATGGTGGTAGTGCAGTAACAATTGCTATTGATAGCACTGTAGCTACGCTTACTGGAACTCAGACACTAACGAATAAGACGCTAACTTTACCAACAATCGGTGGTACAGGTGCGATATTTAATGGTTCTACTAGTGGTACAACAACAGTTCTAGCAAGTGCCACCGCGGGTACTACAACTATTACATTACCAGCTACAACGGGTACAGTTGTAACCACGGGCGATACAGGCACAGTCACAAATACTATGCTTGCAGGTTCGATTGCTAATGCTAAACTGGTAAATAGTAGCATTACTCTTGCAGGTACATCTGTATCTCTCGGCGGATCATTCACTGCTACGAATATGCTTGACGCAATTAAGACAGTGGATGGTACAGGCTCTGGTCTGGATGCTGATCTTCTTGATGGTCAGTCAAGTGCATATTTCCGTATCAATATCTATGATTCAGCGGGGACATTGTTGAACTAAAATGACAACTGTAGTCCAATTAAAGCGTAGTGAAACCTCTGGTTCTATTCCTACCGCAAGTGATATTGCAGTAGGAGAACTAGCTGTCAATCTGGCAGATGGTACACTGTATTCAAAGAAGACTGATGGTAGTATCATTGAAGTGGGTGGTTATAATCCAGATTTCTTCACGATTCCAGGAACTATTGATTTGGGTGATATTGCAGGAGTAAACCCATCCGTATATGATATGGGTTCGTTATAAATAGTCCTAAAGAGGACATAATATGGCAGTTTCATCAAGACAAGCACTAATAGATTACTGTCTCCGTAGATTGGGATTTCCAGTAATCGAAATTAACGTTGATGACGATCAAGTAGAAGATCGTATCGATGACGCATTACAGTATTTCCAGGAATATCATTTTGATGGTGTAGAGAGAGTCTATCTCCATCATCAAATAACTGGTGCAACTTTAAGATTTTCTGGTTTGTCTTCACCTTCATTCGAAGTAGGAGAAACTCTAGTTGGTGCAACTTCTGGCGCAACATGTAGAGTTATTTCAATAGATGGAATGGCGGTTAGTGTCAGTAAAGTTAAAGGCACATTTGTTGTAAGCGAAGTTATCACTGGCGAAAATTCTGGATTCAGTAGAGCATTATCGAATACAAATTTTTACACACCTGGCGACATTCAAAACGGATACGTTTCTATTCCAGATGCTGTCATTGGCGTAATCAGAGTTTTGCCAGTGAATGGTCCAAGCTCAGGTATGAATAACGCAAATAATATGTTTGACGTTATCTATCAATTCCGTATGAATGACATGTATAACTTACTGTCCGCAGACATGATTTATTACACCCAGATGAAGCAATACTTGTCAATGCTTGACATGTTACTTGTTGGTGATAGATCATTTGCTTATAATCGTAAGACAGATAAGCTAGAAATTCATTGCAACTGGGAAGATGTATTCGACCCAGGCGATTATATTATTGTAGAATGCTATCGTATTGTTGATCCCACAACGTATACTCAGGTATATAATGATATGTTTCTAAAGAAATATGCCACGGCTTTAATTAAAAAGCAATGGGGAGACAATATGAAGAAGTTCGGTGGTATGCAACTACCAGGAGGCATTGTAATGAACGGTCAACAGGTTTATGACGAAGCCGTTCAAGAAATAACTCAGATCGAAGAAGAGATGCAACTAAAGGCAGAACTTCCTGTAGACTTTATGGTGGGCTAAGATCATGCCGACCAACTTCTACTTTCAATCAGGTAATACTTCTGGTACAACAAACGAACAACGTTTGTTGGAGGACCTGATTATCGAAAGCATGAAGATTTATGGTCATGATGTTTATTATTTGCCAAGAACTATTGCTAATAAAGATTCTATTTTAGGTGAAGATCCTTTATCATATTTCAATCAAGCATATCCGTTAGAAATGTATCTAGAAAATACGGAAGGCTTTGAGGGCGAAGGTGAGCTATTAACTAAGTTTGGATTTGAGTTTAGATCAAATGCCACTTTTGTTGTAGCAAGACGCCGCTGGGAAGAGTCTGTTGGTAGAAATGCAGATGCATTACAACTACCTGAACGACCAGCAGAAGGCGATCTTCTGTTCTTTCCTAAGACAAAGACATTCTTTCAAATCAACTATGTGGACTTTCTCAATCCATTCTATCAGCTAGGTAAAATTTATACCTATAGAATGTCATGTCAGGTGTTCGAATTTAGTTCTGAAAATATCGACACTGGCGTTGAAGAGATTGACAGCATCACTGATGGTAAGACACAGGATTCATTTGGCTGGCAATTGCTAATGGAATCTGGTGATCTAGTATTAGACCAGAAAAGTGAGGCTATTATCTTACAGAAATATGGCACAACAAATGTTGATCCAATAGATGACACAAATCAATTTGAAATGGAAGCGGAAGGCATTCTCGACTTTACTGCATTCAATCCATTCGGTGAAGTGCAAAGGGCCGCATAATGTTTTTAAAGCAACATTTTTATCACCAACATATCCGTAAAGCTATTGTTGCTTTTGGTACTATATTCAATCAAATTACGGTTCAGCGCAAAAATTCTGCGGGTGAGATAGCACAATCAATTAGAGTGCCACTAGCATATGCACCCAAACAAAAGTTTTTAACTAGAATTGCTTCTGTTCCTACAAATGATCCAGCGTCGGTTGCAATAACTCTTCCTCGTATTGGTTTTGAAATAACTGGTCTTCAATATAATCCTAGTAAAAAGATAAATCTTTTAACAAAAAATGTTGCAGTTGGACAAGGAGATGATCCTAATAAACTGAGAGCGCAGTTTACTAGCACACCATATGATATGAATATAGCGTTATATATTGCATCAAAAAATCAAGATGATGGTTTGCAAATATTAGAACAAGTATTACCGTTTTTTAATCCAGATTTTTGTGTAACAATTAATGATATTCCTGAGATGGGAATAAAAAGAGATTTACAAATTACACTGGATGGCGTTACATATGAAGATAACTATGAGGGAGAAATCTCACAGAGACAATCTATCATATGGAATTTAAATTTTACTCTTGGATTAAACTTCTACGGACCAGTAGAGCAAGAGGGTATTATTAGAACAGCTATTGCAAATACATACGCATCAACGACGGATAATAATTCTAAACAACAATATCAAGTTTCAGTTACTCCTTCCGATGCTACGGTAATTGATAATTGGGACTATGTGGAGCAATTTGATGAAATCTACGAACAACCAGTATGATAAATTAGATGCCATTTTTGGCACACACATGGACGAAGTTCTTGGACAAAAAGAACAACTGCCAGTAGCGGTAGAAGAGCCTACACTTCCTGCTGTCATATCTACTGGCGATGATATTGAAGATGATTACCTGGCTGCCCGTAAAAAACTAAATGAACTTATTGGGAAAAGTCAACAAGCTCTTGATGGTATGTTGAACGTTGCTCTAGCTAGTGACAGTCCTCGTGCATATGAAGTTGTTGGTCAGCTAATCAAAACAACGGGTGATGCAGCAAAAGACTTGCTAGATTTGCAAGCCAAGAAAAAGAAGCTCCGTGAAGAAGAGCCAAAGAAACAGAATATCGATACACAAAACAATATTATCTTTTCTGGTTCTACCGCAGATTTACTTAAAGCCTTGAAAGCAGAAAAAGCCAAAGTCATAGATCATGAGTGAAGAAGTATCTGCCTATCACGGTAATATCAACTTAAAGCCGATAGGTCACA